CTGGGTATTGCACCCAGGTCCCTAAAAGTTATTGTCTTCTTATCAACAATTAATTCGTTTTTGGTTTAGGTGTTTCAACAACTTTATAGTTGTATAAAACCTCTAATACACACTTCTCTCCTTGAGCAGGTGTTTCCATTGTTCTTATAATGTGTCCTTCAATATCTTTTGAAGCATAAGTCATTACTGCATAAGCAATCTCACCTGTCGGCATTGCTGCTATTCTACCAAATGCAATTTCAAACTCTACATAACCTTCATTTTTTAATGCTTCGTTAACCATTTCTAATGGTCCACACCATATCGGCATATCTTGTAGTTGCCAAGGATAGTTTGATAACCCTTGTGGGCCTGCGTGTGATTTACTGGATAAACATAATATAAAAAATAGTCCACATATTGTTTTAATTAGTTTTCCCATCTTCTTTAAATTTCTTGTGAAACTCCTCTATTGCTGGTTTTAGTAGGGGTAAATAATCTTTCTTGTTTTTAATAAATGTTTGAGTTGAACCTTCTTCGGTTACAATCAATATCACTATCTGATCGATTGCTTTACCATAAAGTTCTTCATACATTTCGCAATAGGCTGAAGTTTGAATAAAATAGTTTTCTACCCATTCTTCTTTCTTATCTTTGGTAGATGTCTTAAAATCTATTACTGATAATTTGCCTTCATATTCTGCAATACAATCGACTCGACCTGCAACACCCCATTTGTCGCTGTACAAAGCACCTTCTTGCATTACTATATTATTTATCTTATCCAGTTCAGTTTTTAGAATGGTAAATAACGCAGTAGGTAAAACACCTTGTTGTGATAGTTCTTCGTTGTTTAAATAGTTTTCTGTTAGTGTGTGTACGGCTGTGCCTCTCTTAGCCGCATTTCTCATAATAGTATTTGCAACCTGTTCGCCTACTGACTCACGCCATCTTGCGATACCTTCATTGCCTCTAGCCGATAGCACAGTTGTAATTGAGGGATACTTATCACCACTAGGTAAAACATAAAATCTTTTACCTTTAATTGTTTCAGTAATTAAGTTTAATTGTTTTTTTTCTTGTGGTACATGGGTAAAGCTTCTCATATTATGATTAGCTTTCATATATTCGTGTAATTTATTCATACTGTATTATATCACATACCTTCGGAAAGGTCAAGCTATGTACTTCTATGGTGCGTCAGCATATCATTCATTTCGTCTTTAGTGACTATGCCAAGCGTTCAGTTAGGATTGTACTCAACATATTGAGTTTTACCTTGATCGTTTCGGAATGCTCTCAATGTTTGTTTTCTATTATCAGTAGGACTCTTGTACGAACAATGAATCCAACCGCTATTAGGTTCATCTGGATTGTGATACTCTAATATTAATTGATCAAAATCTAAATTCTCTATAATCCATTTTGCTAATTCAGCATTCGGAGTCCCAAATATTTCAAAGTCGGCAGCCTGGCCCTTAGCGTGTTGTGAGTTTGTTGAGCTGCCAATTGCAACACATAATTCTTCACTTCTAAACCCACTTGATATTGTCACTGGTGTAGCATATTGATCTCGAACAGGTTGCAATATGTTTTCACATAACTTTTGTAATCCTGTAATCTGATCGTCATTAGGATTATTATTAATACCCTTACGCTCAGCTGTTTGACTAGTCGTCATTTCTTTTAAGCTAAAGTTCTTGCTCAGTTTCATTTATTATCCTTTGTTGATTATTTTCCACGAGTAATCTGTACAATTTTTTTCAATTGTGCTTCGATTACTTCTGCTCTATTCGGCCAGTGAATATAGGCCTCGGGTGATTTTGCTAATTTAATTAATAAAGGTATGATAAGTTTTTCTAGTTTCTTAAAGTCTTCTTTGTACTCTTTACCTAGATTGTCTTTTCTTAAATCGTACTCATCATCCATTTGTTTCTTAGCGATCTCTAATTCTGTTTCGTTCTTGGCGACAACTGTTTCTTTAGTTTCATTTGTTGCTCTCAATAGTTTATCTAGTTTACTTTCTAGTCTATTGATAATTTCGCTAGACACCGCCTTACCTACATTATCAGCTGTTGTCTTAACAACTTCTTTTGTAGCTTCTGACTCTGCTTTACTTTCTGTCGCTGGTTTACTCTTGACCGAGGTAAAACCCCAATCGCCATCAGCGTCAAATCCATCTAAAAAATCAAAATCTGCCATATATCTATTTATACTTTCTTACCTGCCTTCTTTGCTCTATGAGTCTTTATTACCTTATCAATTTGTGTGTCTTTTACTGACTTTTTACCGTATTGTGCAGCTAAATTACTCGCTGGGTGTGCTTCAGATACTTTTGATAACACCTCTTTCCAACCATTATCAGTTTTACTATCTATATTACCCACACTTGATACAATGTTTACTTGTGTTGGTGGTAATAGTTTAATATGTTTCTTTTGTATAAACTCTTCCATTTCAGAAATAGACATTAAGTCTGTATATTCTTCTTTAGTTCTTTTATTATAAAATCTATAAGTTGGCATTTATTCCTTCACTATACCATTCTGGAATACTTGTTTTCCATGTAGCAAAATCCTTTTTGTATTTTACATAGTAATCTCTATAAGCGATTATACTATCTTCATTCTTTACATCATCAGGCATTGCTTGTGTTGGTTGATTAAAAGGAATATTTAGGGGAATATTTTTAGGGGGATTTCTCAATAACTCATATAGTAATGTATATGACTTATGATCTTTGCCATACCTTAATTTAAATTCATCATGTAAATGTGACCACATCTGATACAACCATTGATAGTTGTAAGCATTGTTTCGAACCCATACTGCACTCGGGTGATGTAAATGACAAGCCTTGTATATAGTTGCTTCTTCGTTTTTATTCTCTAATCTAAATCTGGTAACTTTTCTACCTGTCTTTGATTTAGCAATATACTTAACACCGTCAAGCATTCTGTGAGCAGTTGACATCAATTGAGCATACTCAATAAGCATTTTAACCACATGCTTATCTAAATGTTGTTCAGCACAAATCTTTGGGTCTTTATGTAAATAAAAAATATTCATAGCTTCATTATAACACATTTAATCGGCATTGTCAACCCTATACATTGTATATTTTAGTGTTATTTCTTCGCCTTTCTTAATGTCTTTTATAGTGGTTACATTCCATTTGTCCCAATAGGGTTCAATTCTAATTTGTTTTCTAGTTGCACTAGGATCTTCACTATGATTTATAAAACCACCAAGTGGTGTTCTAATTACATCATCACCTTTTCTATAATGACTTATACCTAAATCTGTACCCATAGGAATATCTTCACTAGCAACTAAACCTTGACCATGTATTTTACTTTTACCTATATGTAAACTATCTGGTAATGGTTTATATGTTTCTTTCTTTTCTAATTTTTCAATCAATTTATGATATTCCTTTATGTCTTTATCGTTCATCATTCATTAATCACCTCTAACTTGGTTAAAGTATGTCATTTTATCATACTTCTTACACAATTTTTTAAATGTGTTATACCAAAAGTTCTTTCCCCAATCTGTTAAAGCATTCTTACAAGCTCTTTCAGCGCTTAATATTCTTCTTACTTCTATCATATCTTTCATTGTATCTGCCATTATTTCTCCTCTAGTTTTCTTATTTTCTTAATCATTCTTATAACTCTTTGATCATAATCTGCCGTAGTAGAAAACTTATCAAGTGTCTTGATTAATTTCATTGAGTCATTTGTAGTTTTTCTTAACTCTCTAAACTTCTCATATGCCGAATGATTGTTTAATAAATCGATATAGTATTTTACACTATCACATTTACTAGCAAATACTTTCACACCCCACCCAGGCCATTTCTCAACACCTTGTGGTAGTAGATGTGGTGATGTTTCTTTCCATGTTCTAATACCAAATAGATTATTACCTTCGGTTGCAAATCTACTTGTACCCCAGCCAGACTCTAACGCTGCCTGACCTATAATCATTTCATAAGGCACTCTTAAATGTTTAGGTATAGTAAAATTGATATAGTTAATACACTTATGCATTGCCCTAATAAATTGAGTATCATTATTAAATGTAAATTCAGGTTCTTGTAGATCCATTTCTTTAATTTTATTTACATAAAATTCATCTAGTTCACTATTTACTTTTTCTACTGCACTTTTATTAGGATAAAATGTACCCCAACCATATGCAATCAAACCAAATATACTTAAAGCAAATAAAACTTTAGTATAAAACCATGTTTTGTCTAACCACTTTTGTACTTGTTGTCTATTAGGCAATTTGACCTGCCTTGATAACACTTCTGATATCTTTAATTGTTTTCTTTTTATCCATGGTGATTACATACCATTTAAATCTAATCATATGTTCGTTAGATGGTCCGACCCAATCAATATCGTATTCTCTTTGAAAAGTTAATAAACCTTTTAGATATAAACTTACAATATCGTCTAGGTTCTTTTCGCTTTGTTCTTTAGGTATTGTAGGTGTCTTAAATTGACCTTTACCTTTTACTAATAGACTTAATATTTCTTTTTGTTTTGCACTTAATTTCATAATGTATTATCCTTTTAAGTTTTTTAAATCTTGTATTGATTTTTGTGCTTCGTTTAGTTCTTCTTCTTTTTTAGTTGTATTTGTTAATAACAAAACCACGACTAAAATTGATATAATTAAAGTCATAGAACCAATAACAAATATAAATCCGTGTGTCAAATCAAACATATTATTTTAAGTATAATGGACCAGTCCATTGTATCATATAATTACCAGTAAGTACATTACCTCTGGCAGAATTTAAAGCAGGTGCATTGTAACCAGCAGCTTTCAATATATCACCTTTTTTAAAATGTTTAAAGTTTTCTTTTACAATAAAACAAAATACACCGTTTTCTTGTACAACTTTAATATATTTTTTTCCTTGAGATATTTTAGTATTACTATCCCATTTATCAGTTTGTTCTAAACTATAACCAGACAATTCTTTCAGTCCGTTATTAGTTGACATTCTTACATAGTCAGCTTTTGCACCAGACATTAAGA